GAAACTAAAGATAAACGATATTGGAAAGAATTGGTGCGCTGGTTGCCTAATGGATGGCTTCAAACCAGAACCATTACAATGAATTACGAGAATATACGCAGCATTTGTGCCCAGCGCGCAAATCATAAGTTAACAGAATGGCATCAATTTGTTGATTGGGCGCATACACTACCATATGCGGATCAATTTATATTTGATCAAAAAGTTGCCTTTGAATAAAAATTATGTTATAATATAATTACAATGATTGAAAGGTAAAAAAATATGAAAGATGAATTTTTAAGTTTTATTGATGATTTAATTTCACATAATGAAGATTATGCAAAAAGTATTATGACAGAAGATGTAAAGATGTACCTTGAAATCTTACGATCTGGAAAAGATAGTTCTGCACCAGAAATTACAGATAATGGAAAAGTTGTCTTAAAGTATATGCAAGATAATGATATTAAAATGGCAAAATCTAAAGATATTGCAGAAGGATTGGGTATTTCTTCAAGAGCGGTATCTGGCACGCTAAGAAAATTGGTAAATGATGGATTTGCTGAAAAAATTGGTAAAGATCCTGTTATATATACATTAAGCGAAAAAGGTAAAAATTATAAAATTGATTAAGGAGAAAAGAAGATGAAAGCAAGATTATTAAACTCAACAAGAATTGAAGGTATTTTGTATCAGCACAATCTTGAATTGAAGGTATCGGGTCCGAACTCTAAAAAGCCAGGAACAGAGTTTATTTCTGGAACAATTGATATTGCGACAAATGATAAGAAAACAAATATCGTTCCAGTTCATTTTACATATGTTACTGCGGTTACTGCAAGCGGCAAGGAAAACGCAACATTTACAACATTAAAGAATATCATTGATGGAAAAATTGGTTGTTATACAAATCCAGAAGTAGGAGATAATGCCGCAAAACTTAGAGTTGATTCTGCTATTGGCTTGAATGAATTCTATTCTGACAGAAGCGGAGCAGAAGAACTTGTTTCTGTTAAGAGAAATGAGGGCGGATTTGTTCATGTAGCTCAGTCTATTAGTGAAAATGAGAATCAGAGAAGCACATTTGAAGCAGATGTGGTTATTGTTGGAGTAAGAGAAAAAGAAGCTGTTGAAGATGATAATGGAAATGTAACTTCACCAGCAAAAGCAATTATTGATGGTAGAATCTTTAATTTTAGAAAAGAAATGTTGCCAGTAACTTTCTCAGCAATTAATCCAAAAGCTATTGACTATTTTGTAGGACTTGAAGCGTCTCCAAAGAATCCTGTATTTACAAAGGTTAGAGGTCAGATTGTTTCAGAACAGATTACAAGATATATTCATGAAGAATCTGCATTTGGAGAAGATTCTGTAAGAGAAGTTCAGAGTTCAAATAAAGATTATGTTGTTACTTGGGCAGCATCAGAACCATATGAGTTCGGTCTTGAAGAAACAATTACATTTGCGGATCTTAAAGCAGCAGCTCAAGCTCGTGAAAATACACTTGCTGAATTGAAGCAGCGTAGAGATGAATATAAGGCATCTCAGGGCAATGCGATTGGTAACACTTCTACAAAAGGCACTATGACAGCGCCAAGAGATGAAGAATATAATTTCTAATAGGAGGTAAATATGGCTATAAATTTGTTAAACTTGCAACCTCATAAAGTAAGTCGAGATTTATCTGGCTATATTACCTATGTATATGGAATTCCAAAGGTTGGTAAAACAACCTTTGGAGCACAATTCCCAGGCGCGCTAATCCTTGCTTTTGAAAGAGGTTATAACGCACTACCTGGGGTAATGGCTCAGGATATTACTACTTGGGGTGAATTTAAGCAGGTATTAAGAGAATTAAAGAAACCAGAAGTACAAGCAGTTTATAAATCAATTATCATTGATACGGTTGATATTGCGGCTGCGCTTTGTGAGAAATATATTTGTAATCAGCTTGGTATTGAGAATATTGGCGATGGCGGTTGGAGTACAAATGGCTGGTCTAAATATAAGAAAGAATTTGAGGATTCTTTCCGAACAATTACTCAACTTGGATATGCGGTTTGCTTTATCTCACACTCTGCCGATAAAACCTTTAAGCGTAAAGATGGAACTGAATATAATCAGATGGTTCCAACAGCGCAAAGAAGTGTTAATGAAATTGTAAAGGGAATGGCTGATATCTTCGCATGTGCGGATATTGTGAATGGAGAAAGAAAATTAATTCTTCGTTCTCTTGATGGTAGCGTAGATACTGGCTGTAGATTTAAATATATTGAACCAGAAATTCCATTTAGTTATCAAGATTTGGTTAATGCCCTTAATAAGGCGATTGATAGAGAAGCAGCTGAAACGAATAATAAATTCGTTACAGAAGAAAGAGTTTCTGATGTAATTGCGCCAACATATGATTATGACGCACTTATGAATGAATTCCAAACAATTACTGGCGATTTGATGAGAAAAAATCCAAGCAATGGGCCTAAGATTACAGAGATTGTCGATAAATATCTTGGTAAAGGAAAGAAAGTTTCAGAAACAACAAGAGATCAGGCAGAATTTATTGATCTAATTGTTGGAGAAATAAAAGATACTTTAGTTAAATAGAGAAGGTCAAGCGTAGGCTTGACTTTTTTATTTTATTATGGTATAATAATATAAAGGAGTTGTGTATATGGCTCATTATGTAAAATGTAGAATATGCGGTGAACGCTTTGACGCAGACACAGAGCCCGTTGAAAAGCACGGTAAAACCTGGTATGCGCATAAAAAGTGCTATGATGAGCGAGAAGCCGCAAAAACGCAAGAAGAAAAAGATTTAGACCATTTAATGCAATATTGCGCCAAATTATATGGTAGATTATTTAATTATAGTCAAACATTAAAATTAGCAAAATCATATCATGAAAAGAATGGTTTTTCTTTTTCTGGTATAGAAAGAACAATGAAATATGTATATGAAATAAAAAAAGAACCAATAGAAAAAGGTAATGGTTCTATTGGAATTGTCCCATATATGTATGATCAGGCTTATAATTATTGGTATTCTATTTGGTTAGCAAATCAAAATAATGAAGCCAAAATTTTAGAACGATATGAGCCTAAGATTATAGAAATTAAAATCCCCGAACCGGTGCGAAAAATGCACCGCCGCAAAGTATTTACATTTTTAGACGAGGAGGATGTTGATGGCAAGTAAATTAGAATATATAGTTTATTCACATAAAAATAAAATAAACGGAAAAATATATGTTGGTCAAACATCTCAACCTTTAGATAGAAGATGGCAAAATGGATTTGGATATAAACGAAGTCCAAAATTTTTTGAAGCAATTAAAAAGTATGGATGGGATAATTTTGAACACAAAATTTTAAAATCTCATTTAACATTAGATGAAGCAAACTATTGGGAAGCATATTATATAAATTATTATAATACCGTTAATAATGGATATAATTTAACTTATGGTGGAAATAATGCGCCCGTTTCAGAAGAAACAAAACAAAAATTAAGAGAATCTCATTTAGGTTATAAACCAACAGAGTTGTCAAAACAAAAATGTAGTTTAAATAATAAAGGAAAACATTTTAGATTACATACTGAAGAAGAAAAACAAAAAATGAGTGAAAAAAAGAAGAAAAAAGTTATTTGTTTAAATACCGGTGTAATATTTAATAGTATAACAGAAGCGGAGCAATGGTGTGGTCTAAAACCATTAAGTAATATCGGTCAAGTTTGTAGAGGAAAGAGAATTTCTGCCGGTAAACATCCCATTACAAAAGAACCTCTAAAATGGAAATTTGTAGAGGAGGATGAATAATATGGGTAGTTCAAAATATTTAGACACTGTCGCAATAGTTCAAGTTATAGGTAGCGTATTTATAAAACCGCAATTACTTGATGAAACTGATAAATATGTAATTACAGAAGAGGATTTTGTTTCAGATTTTCATAAAATTGTATTTGGCGCAATTTATAAAGTATATGAGCTTGGCGCAGAATCAATTTCAATAGAAAGTATCTGCGATTTTTTATCTACCAAACCAAAAAGCGAGGCTATCTTTACTGTAAATAAAGGTGAGGAATGGTTAAAAACTATTGCGGAAAAAGCTATTCCATCTGCTTTTGATTTTTATTATAACAGAATGAAAAAAATGACTCTTTTAAGAGCATATGATTCATATGGTATTGATGTTAATTTTATTTATAATCCAGATGAAATTGATACTAAAAAATTACAACTTCAAGAAGAACAGTTAGATAATATGAGTCTTACTCAAATTGCTGATAAAGTAGATGCTATTGTAGACGCAATTCGTTTAGAGTGTGTTAGTGATACTTTTGGAAATACTCATCAAGCTGGTGAAGGTATTGATGCTTTAATAGATAGATTGATGACATATCCAGAAGTAGGTTCTCCTTTATATGGCAAATTTATTAATAGAGTCACTCGTGGCGCAAGACTTAAAAAGTTTTATTTGCGTTCTGCTCCTACTGGCGTAGGTAAGTCTCGTTCAATGATTGCCGATTGCTGTTATATTGGCGCAGATATGATTTATGATGATATGTTGGGTTGGATCGGTAATGGAATCGCAGAACCTTGTTTATATATTTCAACAGAGCAAGAGTTAGAAGAAATTCAGACAATGATGCTAGCTTTCTTATCTTCAGTAAATGAAGAGCATATTATCAATAATCAATATGAAGGCGATGAAATAGAAAGAGTAAGAAAGGCTGCTGAGATCTTAAAAAGATCTCCAATATATGTTGAAGAACTGCCAGATTTTTCTCTTCAAGATGTTGAAGATAGAATTAAAAAAGGTATAAGAGAACATAATGTAAAATATATCTTCCATGATTATATTCATACATCAATGAAGATTTTAGAAGAAGTTACTCGTCGCTCTGGTGGTGTTAAACTAAGAGAAGATAATGTATTATTTATGTTATCAATTAGATTAAAAGATTTATGTAATAAATATGGTATTTTTATTGAGTCAGCAACTCAGTTAAATGCAGATTATCAAGAATCAGAAACTCCTGATCAGAACTTGCTTCGTGGAGCTAAGGCGATTGCAGATAAAATTGACTATGGTAGTATCTTATTACCTGTTGGTCAAAAAGATTTGGATTCATTAGAAAATCTATTAAAGCAAAATATATATGAAAAACCAGACTTAAAATTATCTGTTTATAAGAACCGTAGAGGTCAATATAAAGGAATTTATCTTTGGTGTAAAGCAGATCTTGGTACTTGTAGAATCAATCCAATGTTTGCTACCGATTGGCGATATCAGTTAATAGAAATGGATGATTATCAAATTAAAGTAGAACGTGGAGCATTTGATGATTAACTATGATAAACAAGAAATTAGAGATAGTTTAACTATTAACGACATATTTGATCTCCTTCTTGAATGGGGAGGAGATCCGCAATATGCCAGTTTTGGGATTCTTGCAGAAACAATAGACCACAATCCGCCTGGAGTCGGGAGCCGCAAACTCTATTTCTATGAAAATAGTGGATTGTTTAAATCTTATACTGGTGGAGATGATTCATTTGATATATTTGAATTATGTATTAAAGTTTATGAAATTCAAAAAAACCAAAAGATCACATTAAATGACGCTATTAGGTTAATTGCTTTTAGATTTGGCATCGCTGGCTCATTCGTTTTAGATGAAGATGATAAGCAATTAGAAGATTGGTCTATATTTAGTAATTATGATCGAATTAAACAAATTGAAATCAAACAATATAATGTAAAACTTCAATCATATGAAAAAGATATATTAAATATATTTAATTATGATTTGAAAATACTTCCATGGTTAAAAGAAAATATTTCACAAGAAGTTTTAGATTATAATAAAATAGGTTATTTTCCAGGAGGAAATCAAATAACAATCCCGCATTTTGATAAAAACAATCGTTTAGTTGGTATCCGTGGCCGCGCCTTAGCAAAAGAAGATGCGGAAATGTATGGAAAATATCGCCCTTTAATTATAAATAAAAAAATGTATAATCACCCTCTTGGAATGAACTTATATAACTTAAATAATTCTGCTAAAAATATTGCGACTGCAGCTCGTGCCATAATATT